ACGCCTGCGCCAGCACCGACGCCACCGCTGCCTCGCGCCGTTCCCTTTCCCATTCGCTCTCATCCACCACTCCACGATATGTTTGCCCTGCGCGGTATCTGTCCTCGAAGTGCTGAGGGCTATACTCTTCCCGCAACTGCTCAATCGGCTTGGCCATCGGCATCCCTCCTAATGGCCAGCATATCCATCATAGCTCTTATGCCTAGCACCTCAGCGAGCAATTCTGATTCCTCTTCCGGTTCCTCGTCGGGCTCTTCTTCCGGCTCCTCGTCCGGCATCCCTTCCCCTTCGGGATACATCGCCTCCAGGGTTGCCTCAATCACGTCCTGCGTCAGCCCCATCTCCGGCTGTTGCATGACGATCAATGACAGCAACTTCTCTGACACGATGCCTTTCTCCCATAGCACAGAAATGGCATCAATCATGAGGGCAAAGTCTGAATCTATGGGGCTGCCTAGCGAAACTACGATGTCTGTCTCATAGTCGCTGGAGAGCTTTAGGCCGCCATCCGTAGCGTTGCCCCACCTCGCCGCGCTATCGCAGACTATCGTATAAAAGTCCTCGAAGACCGAGCGCCATATCATCTGGTATCGAGCCCATGCGCGTAACGTCGGCTTCATAGCCTCTTGAGCTATAGCCCTGTTCTGAGTCATGTCAGTACGACCGAGCATCATCGTTGTCACTCGGGAGCCAGCCGCCGCCTGACCCAGTAACAGCATACTGTCTTGGGCAGCGTCTCCCGCTCCGGTCGCCATAGACATTCGCTTCGTCGTGACGGCTTCATTCTGTACCCGGTAGCTCCCCGCTCCAGGGGGCGGATTGGTCTCATAGTCCGAGGTACTGCTATTGAGCGAACTCTGGAGCCCCCGTTTCACTATGTCTACCATTCTCGGGCCGCCCTTGACGTTATACTCCTCCAGGACGGCAGCGGCGTTTCTAGCTACGGCTGCGCGGTCGGTGGAAAACTGCTTGTAGGCTTTTGCCCACGGCTCCGTCGCGGTACAGAGCGGCCAGCCCCTCCAATCGATTCCCTCTAGCGCGACATGTAACACCACTGGACTGAGCCCGTCTTGCTCGGAAGCGACGTCCGCCGTAACGGGTAGATTGGCCTTGCTCAGATCGTCTTCTGAGGCTAGCCAGTCAGGATAGTAACGCTCGTTCTGCTGAGAGCCCTCCATCCAGACGCGCTTGTAATACAGCACCGTCTCGGAGTCGTCGGGAAGGGTCACGCGCTCTGTCACTTCCTCTGTAGGGAATCTCCGCAAGATACAAGCGCCGTTTAGCGTGTTCCGCCACATCACGAAAAATAGCTCTCCATCCGACAGCAGACGGTTAGAGAGGTTGTGGATGCTGCGCTCACCAAGAAGCGCGCGATTCTTGGGATGTTTGAAAAAGGCATCCCATACCTTCTGCTCTGGCGATTCCTCGGCGTCGTCTGCTACGACGTGCAGAGAGACCGCCCGGCCAAAGCCGTAGTCCGTCCATAGCTTCGTCGTCGCTCCAATGATGGGATCTCTGATGGCCCACAGACGCGCCCATTGAACCAACTGCAAACGATCTTTCTCCTCAGGCGTCCCCGAACTTCCGAAGGGGCTCACCAAGACATCGTTCTGCTGCAAGCGCCTCAGCCAGGAGATCATCTGTGGATCAAGCTCGCTCAATAGATGCTGCGCCGACATATGCCAAGGGGCCTTCTGATAGGCCGCCTCATAGCCTGCGGCCTTGGCCTTCAGCGTCGTTACCTCCGATGCCGTTTGGACGACGGGCCGCTTCGCTGCCCACCACTCACTAAGGCGACTCATGGTTCCCCCCCATTATAGACAACTCGTGCTTGTGTGATTCCCTCTCAACAGCAATGGTCCCCAGATAGTGAGCAATCCCGTCTCCCGTTCTTGTCACTTTTTCCAGATACTCCTCGAAATGTAGATCAAACCCCAAATTGTCTACGATCATAGGAGAGCATCTGCCGATCTTCACCGATGGAGCCTTTGCCACCGATGGAGCCTTTGCCACCGATGGAGCCAGCGGTATAGCCACAGCCCCTGCAAAACCCAGCAAACCCTTGAGAAATCTACGTCTGTTCATTCTGCTTCTCCCCCGCACTCCGGACACAGTACGCCTATCTCGTCGTCGCTGAGAATCCAGCACCATCCACAGGCTTCGACACACGCCGCATGGTTCGACTCCTGACTCAACAGATTATCGCCGCATACGATCAGCGTGTTCTCGCACCGGGCGCAGCGGATAGTTGACTCATAGTAGCTCGTGCGCCGCCCTTTCTCACTCATTATCAGTCACCTCTATGCCCATGCCCGTTATCCAACACCCGAACCGGAACGCCAGGAGCCCTAGCGTCACGCGCCAGTGCTTCTTCACAAGCACCTGGATATGCAGCGTCATTGTGCTCATTATCTTCTGCTCTTCACAGACCACCTGTTGCTTCTTTACGTCCAGCGGCTCTCTCGCCAGGTACTCGTCTATGTGCATTGCAGCCTCCTAGAGAAGCGGCTTTTGCATGGCCGCCTCTGAAATCCTCTTCTCGGCTATTTCGCAATAATGCGGGTCGATTTCGATACCAATGAACCGACGGCCCGTTTGTATACACGCCACGCCCGTCGTGCCACTGCCCATGAATGGGTCAAAGATAATATCGTTTGGTTTCGTCATTTGACGCAAGATAGCCGTGAATAGACGAATAGGTTTCTGAGTAGGGTGTACTCGCTTTTGGTTGGCCCAGTCGGCATTGATAACTCCTCCATGTTGAATCCGATATATCTTGAAGAATCGTTGCCTATTGGTCCATGCCAATTCAAAGGGAGACCCAAAGACTTTGTCTGCCCTTTCACTACATCTCTTATCCCAACACAACCATCCAGCCTGTACTATAACAGGCAACGCCCATGGCCAATTATTAGCCCCCCATATAACCTGAATGTGAGACGTGCGGAACAAATCAGGAGGCGGATCAAAAATATCTCTATCACCATAGATTTCTTTGTACGAAGTCTTGCTTCCGTATCTCGTATAGTCTGTATCTAGTCCTAATCCATAAGGAGGGTCAGTAAGTAACAAATCAGCAATCCCATCGGTCATCTCTCGCATCACGTCCCGGCAATCGCCGCGCACGATCTCGTACTGTTTCTCTCCCGATAGTACGGCATCAAACATATCAGTAGTCCCCTATGCTGTAGTCGCTCTGGCGTACCCTCGTATACTGCTCTTGTCGCGCATCGGCAGCGGCGAGGTGAGGCCCCATGATCGCATGGATAATGGCGTCGGCCAGGTCGGTCGAACGGCCTATGTCTGCTCTCACGTCGTCTTTGCCAATCACCGCTCGCCTGTTTACCCCTCGGGTATACTTGGTGCGCCCTGCTCTCATAGCGAGGAGTTCTTGCTGTAACTCCGCATTCTCAGGAAGCCACAAGCTAGGCGCCGCATTTCTTCCTAGCAAATAGCGCAACCCGTACCAACCTGCCGCTCTCCAGTTGACGAAGCCGAACATCTCATCCTCGTCTTCCATCTCCGTCGCGTTGCCTGCCATAAACCCGATTGCCAACTTGCCTTGCATCCTCAGCCAGTGGAGAGCCCCTGCTCCGATGCCCAGTCCGTCAATGGTTAAGAAGGCGTTCGGGTACTTTCGCGCGTAAGCGTCTATTTTCCCTGCCAACTCCATGATGGCAACGTCTTGATCTTCCGCCTGTTCGTAAATCAGCAAGTCGCCTACTATGTGCCCGTCGTAGACCAGCGCAATCGTGCTGGCTTCGTTCCCCTCTCGCCCCCCGCCCCCGTCCCCTCCCATATCAGTCACCACGCTCGGCTTCCCATCGAGGCGGGTTCTCCCCCGCGCTTCCCATGCGGCATGTTGCTCATTGCTGTGCTTGATCCGGTCTAACGTGATGAGCCCGCCAGCGCGCCCTTTCGAGAACTCTCCCTCGACCCGGTTCTGGAATTCAATGCTGTCCTCGCCCCATTGGGTGCGCCTGTTGTCTATCCACTCCTGAGCTACGCGCCCAGCCGCTACAGCTTCCTCTTTCTTGACGTGTCGTACCCACCAGTCCGTATAACCCTTCGCTTGGCTGTGTATCTGGTAGAAGCGCCCCATCGGATCAGCAGGCGTCGAGATGGCAAGGACGTAGGCTTTCTGGATCATGCCCTCACCTGACTGAGAGAACGCGCCTTCCATAGCGTCCCACGTTGCGTCGGGAATGCTTTTGGCCTCATCAAATACGAAGAGCATCTGTGGGGCGTGAGCGCCTTCCATCTTGGCATGATCGTTGGATGCAAGCGCCGTCGCTTGTCCATACCTGAGATGGATGTCACGCATCAGCAATTCCGACCCCTCTGTGTAGCGGGGGCGTCCAATTGCTTCCCAGTTCAGCGTCCGTGCCACCACATGTATTTCGGGCCAGAGAAAGACGCGCAACTGCGCCCAGGCTGAGGCTGTTGTGATGGCCAACCAATCCATCTCCATTGCTTCACGCGTGAGAGCGAACCAGTGAACAGCCACAGCCGCTATACGAGTCTTGCCCAGGCCGTGAATTCCTCTGGCGGACACGCGCATCTCAGAGACCAGTCGGTCGCCTATCTCTACTTGGTAAGGTGCTGGCCCTTGTCTGCCGTTCTCCTCGGGCCAGATAACGCAGTCGCGCATAAAGCCACCAAGATCATCGAAATAGCGTTCTCCGAAAGCGCGATACTCCGGAGAGCCTTCACTGGCTATTGCCCGCTGCATTTCTTCCTTCGGATAAGCCTTCAGCAAGAGCTGTGCGAACTGCTTCGCGGAATTCGGAAGGGAGGGCGTTGAGTACGTCATCGATCGATAGTCCTATCCGTTCTGTCTCTTGATTAGATGCCAGTCTGCCCAACTTTGAAGCCATCTCTGCTACTCTGGGAATATCTCTCAAGTGCCACTCGGCAGGCTCGATAATCTGTTTGTCACGCCCATCTGGGTATTTCTCTGTAACCATCCTAGTCAACGGAAAGTTGAGCATGATCTTGGCCTTATCGGCCAACTTTTCAGACAACTCCCATTCGGTATCTCTCTGCTGCTCTATGCGTCGTTGCCATTCCAAAGCACGAAGCCGAGCTTGTTCTATATCCCAAGCCTCGGCCCGCTCTTTCCACTTCCATTTCTCTACTGCCTTTTTCCAGCCCGCAGAAACCGTCGTATAAGGCCTTTCACGGCCTTTCTCAGCCATCACCTGATTGTAAATGGCCATCATAGATCGAGGGACAGGGGCATACAAATAGGTTTGGAACCTAGCATACCATCCCGCAGGTTCATAAGGCAATCGATCCCAGGGCATTATTGTCATATGGGTAATAACCCCCGCAATGACTTATAATCATCATACGGATGAGTGGCAATTCTTTTCCACAGAGTTTCGTTAGCCTCTAAATGCAGTTGCTCATCCTTTAGATTTTTCCAGACATTGCTTTGCCGTGAATGCCTGATTGTGGGGCCGTTTAGATTGAAACAAAATCCTCGTCGATAGGCTTCTCGTTGCCAAAGCCATCCCATCCAGATGTCATCGTATCGTGATACGTCAATAAATCTACACCATGGCCCCCACTCTTGAGGTTTGAATGCAAGATTCATTCCGCATAGTGGGAAATATTGCCCATATACTGGGCTTCTATCAAATGTCATCTGTTGTGATCGGAATGCCAATTGCCGCACTGCACAATAGTCGCCTATCTCAGTCCAAAATCCCATACTGGCTGCAACTGGCATTATAATATCGAGATCATAATAGGGGGTGCCCCGAGAAGAAGGGGTGGTAACTTGATGAAATCGTTTTACTGGTTGTGGCTCTAACGCCTGGAGATGCAGATACGCCAATTCTTCAAGCGTCAATACAGGCTCTTGAGGATAACAGTCGCCATCTAAAATGACGACCACCCTAGCTCCTATCTCTACAGCTTTCTGGATCCCCGCATTTTTTGTGACGCCACATCCAGAACGATCCTTATCCTGTTGCAAAACGAGCCAATCTGGGACAGCGTCTATTCCCCATGCTGACAGAAACGCGTCTCGCTCTCGTTCCAATACCCAAGGCACAACAATAGTAAATTGATCTGTCATAATACCTTCTTGATGCTTGCGATGTTTATATGATAACAAGGATTGCATCCCTGTTTTCGCACTTGGCCAATCACAGATCCCCATACTGATTGTAATTCATTCGCCGTCATTTTTGTTACTTTC